AGCAATCACGACCGAAGCACTCAAGATTGAACTTGAGAATCGGTCTGACTTAACGGAGAGTGAAATTAAGGAAGTAAGGGAGATTAGTGATTCTTTTCACGATGCTCCTGTGGAAGGTCAGTGGTTGCTTGACACCACTGAAAAGTGGTGCCGTGATCGTGCCATTTATTTGGCACTCATGGAATCCATCAATATTGCTGATGGAAATAATGAGAAGAAGAATCGTGATGCGATTCCTTCTATTCTTTCTGATGCTCTGGCAGTATCTTTTGATAATCACATTGGTCATGATTACCTGAATGACTATGAGGCACGATATGACTCTTATCACCGCAAGGAAGATCGCATCCCGTTTGACCTTGACTATTTCAACAAAATTACGAAAGGCGGTCTTCCTAATAAGACTCTTAACATCGCTCTTGCTGGGACAGGTGTTGGTAAGTCTCTTTTCATGTGTCATATGGCTAGCGCCTGTTTGCTTAACGGACACAATGTTCTTTACGTTACAATGGAGATGGCAGAGGAGAAAATTGCTGAACGTATTGATGCAAACCTTCTCAATGTCAATATCCAAGATTTGACAGACCTGCCAAAGACAACCTTTGAGAATAAAGTTACTAAACTCTCCAAGAAGACACAAGGCACTCTAATTATTAAAGAGTATCCTACTGCTTCGGCACATAGTGGACACTTTAAGGCACTTCTTAATGAGTTGTCACTTAAGAAGTCTTTTCGTCCAGATATTATCTTTATTGATTACCTTAACATCTGTGCTTCTTCACGATACAAGACAAATCTTTCTGTCAATTCATATTCTTATATCAAGGCAATTGCCGAAGAACTTCGTGGATTGGCAGTGGAAGCAAATGTCCCTATCGTTTCTGCCACCCAGACTACTCGCTCTGGTTACGGCAACTCTGATGTAGAACTGACTGATACTTCCGAATCATTCGGTCTCCCTGCCACTGCTGACCTTATGTTTGCTCTTATTTCAACCGAAGAACTCGAAGGGTTGGGACAACTCATGGTTAAACAGTTGAAGAATCGCTATAATGATCCTACTATCTACAAGCGTTTCATTGTGGGTATTGACAGAGCGAAGATGAGACTGTATGATTGTGAACAGTCTGCCCAGAAGGACATACTTGACTCTGGGCAAGATGATGAATATGAATATGAAGAGAAGAAAACAAAAAAATCTTTTGATGGATTTAAGTTCTAATGTTTGAATTAAATCATAATCTTCACGTCAATATAGAGTATGTTTATGATTCTGCAATTTACATCGTAGATAATTTCTATCAAAATCCCGATGAGATTGTAGACTTTCTATTACAAGAAGAAGCAATTCTTTGGAAGATGGAAGAAGAATATAGACCAACTCATAATGGAATATATTTTGAAGATAGAAAGCATCAATTAGAATCTTCAGATATTCAAGGAGCGTATTATTTTCTACAAAGTCTTTGTGAACATGAAATTCATGCATTAAATGATATTGATACGAATGTAACTCGTTTTAGAAAAAGCGAGTTTAATGACTATCAAAATAATTATTGGTCTCCTCATACTGATATTGGATATACTGGAATTGTATATCTTAATAAGGGTGACACAGAATCAGGAACAAATCTATATGAAAGTTTAGATCCTGAAAACGAACCACCAGAAGAATATTCGGAGCATTATTATCCATGGAGACCAAAAGAAAAATATAAACTTCTTAAATCAATTAAACCAAAATATAATAGAATGGTTTTATATGATGGTGGAAGATTCCTTCATGGAATGAATATTTGCAATGATGATTACTTTGGAGAAATCTATAGAATGAATCAAGTTTACTTCTTTGAATATTGGTCTTGACTGGACCTTAAATCTGTTGTAAAATTATCGTATACAAAAATTATTTGAATGGAAAAACAAGTTGATTTTAATCGCTATCAAAAGTTTGTTGATGCAGTAACTTCTGATGCTTCTACCGATTTTGTTGCTCTTTCTGATCGTCTAGTCGAACTGGATGAGAAAGGTGCCAACATTGAACGTCTTCTGACTGCAGGTGTTGGTATCAATGCTGAGGGTGGTGAGTTCCTTGAGATTATCAAGAAAATGGTATTCCAAGGTAAACCCTGGAATGAAGACAACCGTGAGCACCTGATTATTGAACTGGGTGACCTGATGTGGTATGTTGCTCAGGCGTGTATGGCTTTGGATGTAACTCTTGATGATGTTGTTGCCCGTAATGTACAAAAACTTCTTAAGCGTTATCCTGAAGGTGCTTTTGATGTTTATTTCTCCGAAAACCGTGCTGAGGATGACCGATGACTAAAGATAAAAAAGTAACTCTTAAAATGGATGCTCGCTGTGCTGCCGCAGTTCGTCAAATCCTTTTTGAAGCACAGAAAGGATATACTTATGATGAATTGAGTGTGCCCTCTCGTATTACTGATATTCGTAATATCATTCAAGATATTGATGATAATATTGGTGCAGTTCTTGGAGTTTGATTTATGGATTTACTCATGGGTATTTGGGAGAAAGAATTATTCCTCCCGTACATCATCGGCATTATGATTGTCGGTGGTCTAGTAAAACAATATGGTGTGCTAAACGAAGTCTTCGTAGCACTTCGTAAAACATTCAAGTCAAATAGACTTGTCGTTGCTGCTACTGCTCTTGCTGGTGGTGTTCTACCTATTGAAGGGCGAGTTGTTATGTCAGCTCCCCTTCTGGATTCCATCTCATCAGACAAGGCACAATCACGATCCAAGTTTGGCATCGTAGATTATCTTTCTACTCACCACTATTATTGGTGGTCGCCACTTGAGAAGACAGTTGTTCTTCCTATGGCAGCTCTTGGAATGTCTTATACTCAATACATGGGTTATACGATCATTCCTCTTGCAATCACTCTTGCTTTTGCTGGAGTATTCATCTTCAAATACGTCAAGGAGACTGATGTTGAAATCGTAGAAGAGACACGTTCTTTCAGTTGGAATCGTCTTGCTAAAGGATGGGGTCCTATCATCGCCACCATGATCTTCCTGGTGAATTACGGTGATCCTGACATGCCTTATCTCTTCTCACTTTGGTTTGGTGGTCTTGCCTGCTACTACTCATTCATCTGTAATGATTGGAAGTGGGGTAGTTATATCAAGTGGAAGTTTGCTGGTTTTGCTGCAATCGTTCTTGCTCTTGCAGCAGTTATGAGTGAGATTAAAGGTCCTGTGATGGAGTATCTGAAAGTTACTGCTGCTGCTGGTCCTGCTGCTCTTGTAACAGTTTCGGTTGTTGGTTTCTTGGCGTCTTTTGCCATGGGTTCCTCTGGTAAGTATGCTGGTATTGTTGCTCTGCTCGCAAAAGCATTTGGTCCTCAGTATCTTACTTGGTTCCTCTGTGTGGAGTATGCTGGTTACATCATCTCTCCCATGCATAAGTGCCTGCTGATTGGTCAGCAATACTTTGGCACTCCTATCCGAACTTATTATAAAGTTCTCGGTATGCTGATTACTACACTTGTAGGATATGGAGCACTAACCTTGGTGTTCTAGGGGGTTGACAAAAATAAATTGCTCCCTTATAATGGGAGCATAATTGGAAGATTGGCCGAGTGGTTGATGGCGATAGTCTTGAAAACTATTAACGTTAATAGCGTTCCAGGGTTCGAATCCCTGATCTTCCTTTGGGGAATTAGCTCAGTCTGGTAGAGCGCCTGCTTTGCAAGCAGGATGTCAGCGGTTCGAGTCCGCTATTCTCCATATGCTCAAGTGGCGGAATCGGTAGACGCCCGAGTTTTAGGTACTCGTGTCCTTGCGACGTGGAGGTTCAAGTCCTCTCTTGAGCACTAAATAAAAATAAAAATGCCTGCCAGTACTGGAAATAAACTATTAGATCTCAATGCCGCACTTCAGGATGTTCTTGGAAGTGTTAAGGGCATTGATATAAAAGTAAAGAGCGCGTCCTCAACATCAGTTAAGTATATTGTCAAGTCACATGATAGAGTGGCGACAAGAGGTATACTGGAGCAACAACTTAAAAATAGAAATGTTGGAACCGTATCCAGAGAACTGAAGAGTGAATCCTCAATGGAGGTTACTAAGTGCATTATAAGAGTTGGTGGAAAAGCAGAAACCCACACTTTTGTATATAAACCAATTCGTGGTGGAATGTCTCAAACCACATTGAATGCTTCTATTACAGAATTATTTCCCTGCATTGCTTTTATTACTGGAATAAGATCTAGGTCGATTAGGAACACTAAAGATTTTTATGAAAAAATCATAGCAAATAATAATCCCAATTTGGGTTGTTATGTAAATCCAAGAGATGCAAAAGCAGGGAAAGAGTTTATTGAAAAAGCAGAAACTGGAAAGTTTGAGGAGAAAGTTAAAAATGCCATTAATGTTTTGAGATGGATTGAGGCAGTAAATAAGAAGCACCCAATAGCAAATGTTGTTTGGGGATATCGTGCAAAACCAGCTGGAGTTATGTCTAATCATCCAGGAGATATTTTTATACAATTTAAAAATGGAAAGTTGTTAGGTGTAAGTTTAAAGGCTGGCGGACAAAACACTGCTGAACCAAAACTCAATACTTATATTCGACCAATATATGAGTATTATGGTAAACTAAATGAATATGCTAAATTGAAAGATAAACTTTGGCCTCAGTATCTGCAGATTCCTGGAATCACTGAAGATGATAAAAAGTTCTGGGGAAAGACAGTTTTGGCAAAGAAAACTTATGAATTTGAATCTGGTAATAAAAATAAGTATGATGAACTTTATGATACTAATCTGGCAATCATAAAACAAGAACTGATTGATTTACTGAATAGTGATATGAATAAAACAAAGTCTTGGATATTGGAAAAGGTTGCACAGCAACAGCAAGATGTTCCCCTAGTTGTAGTTAAGGCAACACAGGCAACTGCAAGACGTGATAAGTCAAGTGATGTCCTTGTTGAGGCACTTGCTTCGGTCACTAGTATAATGGCGCAACCTGCTACAGGTACATCTAAACAATCATGGAATATTGTATTAAAAGATGGGTCAAAGTTGCAGATGGATTTTACTACAAGAACAAACAAGGTTGGTGCGGGACATAAACTAGGTCAATTTGAAAATCTTGCAGTTAAGTTTAATAAAGTGAGTAAGAAATGAATTTGCAGGTGAAGGAACTTATTAAAACTTTTGAGACTACATCAAAATCTAGATCTGCTAGGTATAATGATCTTCTAGCACATGTTTATATGACCTTTGATAAAAAGATTTCATTGTGCAAGACGGATCGAGAAATGAATAAATATAAGAAAATGAGGAATAGTGTCCTCAGTTACATTGTCGCAAACGAACGAGCAATAACTACTGAAATCTGTAAGTAATGAAAAGTTTTTTCCAATTTTTAAAAGAATCCACTGCCGTCCAACAGGCAACCAGGATGGGTTTGGTTGGTGATGGACACGGTGGATGGTATGATAAAAAGGGTGAATTCGTTGCAAAAACAGAAAAAGGACAACTAAAGTTTTACAATAAGCGTCAGAAAGTTGGAGAGCAAGATCCTCCACAAACTGATAAAGAAAAGAAATTATCACAACCTACTCAAGAACCTGCCCCACAACAACAAGAACCAGCAGCAGAGAAACCACCAATGGTTCCTCCTGAGGTTGAAAAAACAAAAGGAACTTTGACCGTTGCTTTTGGTAGGTTTAACCCACCAACAACAGGGCACGAAAAACTTTTAGATACGGTTGCTAAATCTTCGGATGATGGTGACTATATTATTGTTCCTTCCAGGAGTCAAGATAAGAAAAAGAACCCACTAGATGCCGATACTAAAGTCTCTATTATGAGGCAGATGTTCCCTGGTCATAGTGAAAGAATTATTAATGATCCAGCAAACCGTACTATCTTTGATGTGCTTAAGAAGGCACATATGGATGGGTATACTAATGTAAGAATTATTGGTGGTGGAGACAGGGTAAAAGAGTTTGAAAAACTTTCTGGTGATTACAATGGAAAACTCTATGCTTTTGATAATGTAGAAGTTCGCTCTGCTGGTGACAGAGATCCCGATGCCGAAGATGATCTGACGGGAATGTCTGCATCAAAGCAAAGAAAAGCAGCAGCAGAGGGAGACTTTAAAACTTTCCGTAAAGGTGTTCCTGCTTCAATGAATGATAAGCAGGCAAGAGAACTTTATAATACTCTTCGTAATGCGATGCAGATTAAAGAGGGTTGGAGTCTCTGGGAGATTGCTCCTAAGTTTGATTGGAAAAATCTTCGTGAGAATTATGTTCAGGAAAAAATTTATCAAGTTGGGCAGTTAGTAGAAAACCTTAATACTGGTCTTGTTGGTAAGATTATCCGTAGAGGAACCAATCATCTTATCTGCGTCACCGAAGACAAGATTATGTTTAAATCTTGGATCAAGGACGTATCAGAAGCAGTTACAAATACTAATACTCCATCAGGTGTTCCAGCAGATCAAAGACTTGTCGGCACCGATGCTTTTAGGAAGTATGTTGAGACAATGGTTCCTGGAAGTAGTTGGGGAAGACAATTCATAAATAAGTATAGAAAAAAGTAAGTATTTAAGAATTCTTCCAATGAGTAACGAAGTATTTGAAGAAATGCAGGGTGCCGCTGGTGGTGCCAAGGCTAAACTTGAGAAGCAGGCACGTCAACTTGCTTATGACACCAAGTATAAGGTAAAGCAAGCACTTGCCGCAAAGAGTGGTGGAAAGGCAGATCCTGCTACTGTGTCAAAAATGTATATTGCACAACTTTCCAAGTCACCTGCTCCCCCAGCAGTAAAGGCACTTGCTAAAAAGAAACTTCTTGGCGAAGAGTATGTTGATGTAAGAGAGTTTGCCGTTGACTCTGTAACCAATGCACTGCTAAAAGTTTTCGTAGAGAAGAAAGAAGAAGTTGTTGAAGAAGTCATCGAAGAAGAAAAGACTGGGGAGAAGAAGTACCACGTTAAAGTAACTGATAAGAAGACTGGAAATTCATATCATCGTTATGCAACCCGTGCAAAGATTGCCGAACTTCGTGCTAATCCAAACATTGCATCTGTTGAGATGTCTCACTATGGTGAAGAAGGCACTAAAAAAGCACAAAAAGATTATGATGGCGATGGTAAAGTAGAATCATCTTCCAAGGAGCACGCTGGTGCAGTTCATAATGCTATTCAGCGTAAGAAAGGTGGAACTCCTGACGGTCAAGATACCAGAAAGGAAGAAGTTGAACTTGATGAAGTGACAAAAATGGGTGTTCACTCACCTCATGAAGTACCATCAAAAAACTTAAAGGGTTTAGTTAAAAAAGCAGTTAAAAGAATTGATGCTGATAATGATGGTGATGTAGACACTGATGATCCCAAAGAAAAGGAAATGGGAGAGTTTGTTCCATCTCCAGATGGTAAGAAAAAAATCAAACCAATCGTCCAGAAAGAAGATTTTTTATCTGATTGGAGAGATGAACTCTTTGAGGATAAAAAAAAAGATAAAAACGGTGAAGAAGTCATCGATGTAATGAAGGGAACTAATAAGATTACAGTTTCTCCAGAAATCAGTGAGAAAATGAATCTTGCGAAAGCAGATATGGGTGATGTTGTAAAAGACTTCTACAAGTCTGATGCTCCACAATTCAAGGGTAAGTCCAAAAAGAAGCGGCAGCAGATGGCAATTGCTGCCAAGTTGACTGCTGAAAGAGGTGGTAAAAAACTTGGTGAAGAGTGTGGTTGTGAAACTTGCCCCAAGTGTGGCAAGTCCCCTTGCGAATGTGATAAGGGTGGTGAAGATCCAAGAGCAATGAAGACCAAAGCAAACTTGGTTAGAAACAAGTTGAGAGCAATGGGTCTTAAGATGTCTTATGAACCAGAAGATGAATTGGTTGAAGCAAAAGAAGAACAAAACCAACAAAATCAAAAAAAGGAAGAAGAGAAGGGACAGAAGGAAACTATTGCAAATATCAAGAGAGTTTCGGATAAAAAAGTCAAACTTGATAGAGAAAAGTTTATGCTTCAGAAAAAGGGTAAACTTCCTCTGAATATGAGCAATGAAGTTGATGGGGATCAACTTGATGAAGGAATTCCTATTGCTGTAGGTGCAGGTCTTGTTGGCGCTGGTCTTGCTGCCTGGAAAGCACATCAAGGAATGCAAACAGCAAACAAGATGAAGCAAGACGCTGCTTCTGGTAAAGGTGTTGCTGGTTCTATTCAAAGAGCAACTGATGCAAAAAACAAAGCACTCCAGATGCTCAATCAAGGAACCGAGTATGATGGTGATGCAGTAATTGAAAATATTGGTTCTCCAATTAAATTAAAACCAGGTTCTGGTCTTGGTGGTGGAGTCCCTGTTTATCAAAAGGACTCCAAGAAACCAGCACCAACTGGAGCTCAACTTCCTAAATTACAAACCGCTGGTTATGAACCAGAAGGTGAAGTTATTGATGAAAGAACAAGAGAGCGTAAAGGCCAACCAAGACCTGCGAGAAATCGTGCTACAGAAATGATGAGGAAGATGCCAGAAGTTAAGAAAGGTCTTATGACCCGTGGTGGAAGAACAGTTGCTCAGCATGAGAAAGAAAGGGGAGTTTCGCAAAAAGATCGTCCTCAACCAAAACAAGAAACAACTGCTGATAGACTTGAAGCAAAGAAAAGAAAAGCAGCAATAGCAAAAGCGGCGGCACAAAGATCCCAAGATAATATGAGTTCAAGGTACGACTGATACTAAATAGCCCAGGATACTCTCACACGGAGGACATCATGGGCGCAGTAGTATCGGTTGTAAAACCAATCGTGCTTCAACTTGCTTCACATCCAGCAGTTAAGAATCTTGTTATTGAACTCCTTGAAAAGTATGTAAAATCCACCGACAACAGTATTGATGATATGGTTCTTCTTACTGTTAAGGAACTTCTCTTCAAGCCACAATCTGAAGGATGATTACTTGCTTTCTAACTAACTGGGGAGTAACCATTGCTTTAGGTCTACTGCTAACTGCCTCTGAGTGGTTGGCAAAAACAAAAAGATTTGAGGAAAATGGGTTACTCGATCTTGTAACTCACTTTTTAAAAGTAGTTTTACGCAAGGAGACCAAGAAGTAAAGGTCTCCTTTTTTTATAAATATCAATATAAGAATTTTATAGGTAAGGAAACATGGCTCTTTGGGGCAATAAAGATCTGGTTGGAAACAAAGGAACTATCGCTATTAACTTAGCAACCAAAGTTGTCACTGGTACTGGCACAACTTTTGCAACTGTTGGATATGCAGTGAGTGAGGGTAGTGTAATCACTATTGGTGTTGGCGCTACTTACGGTGAAGCAACCGTAACCACAGTTGATAGTGACACTCAACTTTCTATCGCTTCGACTGATAAGTTGATTCTTCACCCACAAGATGGTGGTATTACTGGTGCTGCCTATGTAATCTCTGAGAAACCAATTTACTCGGTTTATAACCACACTGGATTCACCAGCACTACAATCTATGGTGTAGACTACCTTGAGGTTGGTGTTGCTGCAGGAACCACAATTTCTAGTGGTGGTGTTGAAGAAAAAGGCGGAGCATATGCAGTTGCACACTCTGGTTGGGTTGGTATTCAGACCTACAGAGATATGCACGGAAATTTCAGAGTTAAGAGTGAAGTTCTAGTTGCCAGCGGCATTCTGACCACTGGTTCTCTTGGACTTGACCGTGACGACGATGCTCTATTCCCAGACGCTTGATAATATGGTATGAGATTTGACGAATTGAACGAGAGTAACTATTTGCTCTTTGCTATAAAATTCTATAATAATCCCCAAGCAGTCACTAAAGACGATTTTGAGGATGATTTAAAGCGAATCAAATATGTTAAACGCCTGTTAAAACGTTATAAAAATACGGGCGTTTTAAAAACACATTTGATTTTGAATCATATCATAGTCTTGTTTAATGTTTTTAATGAAGCAGCAATACCATTGATGTTTTATAATCTTGAGGAAGATCTTTGGCCTGTTATAAAAAGTTTTCTTATATACTTGAAGAGAATACCTGAATATCCTATTACCCATATTCATGGTATTCCTGAAGACGAATACTGTTTAAATAAATTAAATTCAATCTAATGGACATCAATAAAATAATTGGTATTGTTAGAAATTTAAAAGAAGAGGCACCAACAATGAGTGTCTCTGGTGGTGGAATTGCTGGATTACCACCAGATCAACCACCAGTATTCAAAAAAAAGAAAAAGAGACCACCAATTATTGCTAGAGGATTAATGCCTGGTGCTAGAACACGCTGGAGTAAAGGAGTCTAATAATGTTCTCTCAAGGTTCTAAAGTAGCGGTTCTTGAATCAAAACTTGACATCTATGAGGACTTATCCCGCGAAATGCTTACCAAACTGGAAGCAGCAGTAGAAAAAATATCAGAAGGAAACAATCGTATTGCTCAAATTCTCACGAAGCACGATGAGAGAATTGAGCAGAGTATGAAGACTGATTCTCTCATTATCAAGATGATTGATGAGTTAAAGGAAGAGAGTGAAAAAGATCATAAGATTATTC